TAGAGTATGCATTCCGTTGGACTAACAACGTGATGGGTAGCTGGTCTAAAAAGATCGGTGAGGATGCTAACGATGATGTGACTGTTCTTGTTGAGCGTGAGGATGGTTTAGGTCTTCGTTCTACATCAATGTTTGATCGTATGGAAATCGGTGGTATTGTTTATGAAGTTTCAATGGTTGGGTTCAAAGAGCTTGGCTATGTAGAGGAGGTAGCGTAATGGAACGTCAATGGTTAGCAGATCAAATCTTTGTAGAAGAAGAACAGCGTCGCATTGAACCATATACTATGCAAGGCGAACAATCTATCATGGTTCAGTCTGATATGAAGAAATGGGCTGAGAAGGAAGGCCACTGGCCAATGATGGATTATGTTCACATGATTGCAGCTCATGCGGTTGCTCGTGGTTGGACTCAAGAAGGCTTTACGGGAATGGAGATTTATTAATGACAACGTATCCCAATTTTGACATCATCGTAACAGACGGTATTCCTTTACACGGCTCTCCTCAAGACAGGGGTTCTGCTGACCGCTATTACAATCGTTCTTTTGAGCCTCACTATTGGCCGTGTGGCACTTATAAAGGTGAGCGCGTTGAAGAAGATAATATGACTGTTGGTGAGATTGAAGCTTATCGTTATGGTTATGATAACGAGGAAGATCGTAAGGAATGGTAAATGATTACTGTTGAATTCGATATGGATGAAACATATATTACCGTCATGGACGATACTGGAGAGCTAGAAGATGTTGGAGCTCTCCTTTATGACGACTACTGCCACATACGACAATGGAACGAAAAGCTCAAGAGGTACGATGTTGTGACTTTAAAACCTGAAATGTATTTAAAACTAATGAAATCGTTTAACTTGTCAGAAGGAACTTATGTTTTAGTAGTAGAAAAAAAATGAGCTGACTGCTCACTTTTTTGTTTACAATTGATTAGAAATAGTATAGTATGGTTTTAGATGATAAGGAGAATATTATGACAATTGCTACATCATATGACGAACGTATGGCTTTAATCAAAAAAATTGCTGAACGTCGTAAAAAAATGGCTAAGGTTCGTAAACAATCTAAAACGGTTACTGAAACTGTTAACTATAAAACTGGTCCTAAGAAAATTGAAATTCCTCAGGACGACTCTAATATGTATCACTGGACTGATGCATCAAAATATGCTAAACAATATTACGGCGACGTAATGTTTGAAACAACAAGGTTTGATAATGATTGGGATTAATGAAATCTTTTGGGGAATGATCATAGGATTTTTTATGATCGCTATTGATTTTTACTTTATACCAGGAGGGATATATTAATGGTAAGAACTGTTCACTATGTAGGCATGGATCAAGCAACTTATCAACGGGCTCGTAGAGTCTGGGGTGGTCCTGCATACTATCACAAGTGGATGGACGACCGTGTTTGGACTGAAGTTGGGGATGCTGACGTTGTTGTTGTTGGTGATCCAAAATACAGCCCATATGTTTGGGACGCATCTGCTGTCCCTGCTCAATATACTGATTGAAAGGAAATATAATGATCTTAAATGAACATGAGGATGGTACTATGACATATGATCGCAGTTGGATGATTGATGAATTGCGAAAGCGTGATTGCCGAGTAATCTTTAAAAAAGCAAATGGCGAAACCAGAGATATGCTCTGCACACTACGTGAAGATGCAATTCCGGCTTTTACATCTGATAATAACACAAATAAAGAAAATGGTTATACACAAGATGCCATTCGTGTTATTGATGTGAGTAAAGGAGAATGGCGTTCATTTCGTATGGATAGCATCATCTCTTTTAGCTGATATAAATAATAAGAAACGGAGAATTGTATGTTCATAGATCCTATCATTATTCAATGGGTAATTTTCTTTGCTGCCAGTGTTTGTGCTTTTATGATTGGCTACTCAGTAAATAACATATCAAAAGATAAGATTATTGAAACTACAATTCTCTGGTTAGTTGATAATAAATTGGTCAAGTGGAAGAAAGATGAAAACGGCGAAATTGAACTTCTTCCACTTGATGAATAACTAATTGATTCCATTGAAAACTTTTTTGTGTACATTACTGCAAAAATGTGGTAGAATATATTATAATTTGATGATGGAGGAATCATGGCTACAAAACGTCAAAAAATTAGAGAACAATTGGCTGCAGACTCAAAACTAAAGCCAATTAAAAAGACCCGTAAGAAACGTCAAATGACAGAAGAACAAAAAGCAGCAATAGTAGATCGCTTGGCGAAAGCTCGTGCTGCTCGGGGTCCAGCTAAAAATCTTTCTATTGACGAGTCTATTCGGGATCTTCCTGCTGAGCATTCGCTGTCTCCAGCTAAAGTGAAAGAATGGATTAAGGAGCAAAAAGATTTAATTAAAGGATTAGGTAAAGAAGCAAAAGAAAGTAAGGATAAAAATCTCCGTCAATTATATTGGGAAACTGAAACTTACATCTTTAATTTGCAACGTTACCTTGGTGATGGCATCTATCGTGATAACCGATATGGCGCTCAAAAACAAAATACTATACAACACAGATCAGTAGCGATGGCATACTATCCTGATGGTACGCCAAAACGAACACCTGGTGTATATTATCCAGATATTGGAGATGTATATACTAATGAAATGGCCATTGAGGATCATGTCAACAGCAGAAAAAAAGTTTCTAACAAAAAGTGAGTTCACTAAGTTAGTAGTGGATACCGTAAAATCGCACAAGTCCTCGTATATGGATGCTATTATACACTTGTGCGATCAACACAATATTGAAATGGAGGATATAAAAAAATATATTTCTCCAGTCATTAAAAACAAACTTGAGGCAGAAGCAATGAAATTAAATTTTTTGCCTCAAGAAAACAGTTTACCAATCTAAAAAAATATGGTAGAATACTTCAGTAATATTTCAGCAAATAAGGAAAACAAATATGTCTTTTGCAAATCTAAAACGTAACCGTACAGACTTTTCTAAACTTATCAATGCAGCTCAGTCTGTTGGTGGTGGAGAACAAAAATCATATGGTGATGACCGTATGTGGAAACCTACAGTAGATAAAGCAGGCAATGGCTATGCTATCCTACGATTCCTCCCCGCTAAAGAAGGCCAGGATATTCCTTGGGTTCGCTATTGGGACCACGGATTTAAAGGGCCAACAGGTCAATGGTACATTGAAAAATCTCTAACATCCATTGGTCAACAAGATCCTGTATCTGAATTGAATACTCGTCTATGGAATTCAGGTATTGAAGATGATAAGGATACTGTACGCAAGCAAAAGCGTCGACTACATTATGTTGTTAATGCGTTGGTAGTCTCAGATCCAGGTAATCCTGCCAATGAAGGTAAAGTCTTTATGTACCAGTTTGGTAAGAAAATCTTTGATAAGATTATGGATCTAATGCAGCCTCAATTCCCAGATGAAAAGCCAGTAAATCCATTTGACTTTTGGGATGGTGCAGATTTTGTACTAAAAATTCGTAACGTTGAGGGTTACCGTAACTATGACAAATCAGAGTTCCGTTCACCAGAGCCTCTCTACGATGGTGACGAATCTCGTCTAGAAGCAATTTATGATAGTCTATATGATATTTCAGAGTTTACTGATCCTAAGAACTATAAAACTTATGATGAGCTAAAAGCGAAGATGTATCAAGTATTAGGTGAACAAGCTCCACGTACTGTAAAGCAGGAAGTGTCAATGGATCTCGATGATGAGATTCCTGACTTTCAATCAGCTCCCTCGCCAACTCAGACTGCAGCTCCTGAACCTACTATAAAAACGGCTGAATCCTCAATGGATGATGAGGATGATACAATGAGCTATTTCGCTAAACTGGCAGCGGAAGATTGATTACTACTGAACAGTAGCATTAATATCAAAAGGTGCAGGAGTTGGAGTATATTTCAATTGTTGATTAACAGTAGTTACGGTATTTTGGTTAACTAAATTATTAATACTTCTAGTTAGTTCTTGCATATTAGTATTAAGTGGTTGTAATGCTTCTGAAGTAGTTCTAGGCCCTGGGTTTTGTAGATCAATTCCTAGGGCCTTATACATTTTCCCAACACCAGTTTCTAATTGTTCTAGGTTCTCATCAGTAAGATTATTTAAACCTCCACCAAAATAATACTTTTTGCCTAGCCATTTGTGGCTCAAAGTTCCACCTGTTAATATATTTCCTTTTTTTGGATCTGAAGGATCTGGCATAAAGTCTAATACTGTTGAAAGGTCTTGCATTATTTTTGATATGTTTTTACTTAGACCTTCTCCAATATTTGCACTCGCTATTTTATTAAATGATTTATAAAAACTATCTAAAGCAGCACTAAACATGTTTATTTTTTCAAAGATCTTTTGATCTATAGTCATCAAAGGAGCCAATCCATCTAACATTGTCTCTATTGCACTCTTTTTACCTTCACCAAGATTCGTACCAAAAATAAAATTAATTCCATTTGTAATAAAATCTTTTACTTTACTATAGAGTGATGCAGCTTCGTTCATACCTTCAGCTGTAAAGAAGCCAATCATTGCTAAAGATAAGTTTTTAAGTTCGCCTCCAATTTTCAAATTACTGATTTTTTCCATTTTTGACATAGCTGATTCATCAATAGCATTAATTGAATCATTGAATACTTTAAATGCTCCAGACATACCTTGACTATCTGAAGCTTTCAATTTACCCAACCAACTCAGTGCAGCATCTCCTAATACGATACCGGCTAAAAATCCAGAGATGCCAACACCAAGTGCTGTCATAATTGCACCAATTCCACCAGCTGCCACTAGTGCAGAACCTGGAACTGCAGTACTTAAAACTCCAAGCCCAGTTGCCGTGGCAAGTATTAAGCCAAAGGCTTTTATCGATTTTTCATTTAATGTTTCAACTGAATTATTAAATATTCCAAATGCTGAAACAATACCTGGACTATCTGAAGCTTTTAATTTATTCAACCAACTTATCGCAACATCACCTAATATGAGGCCACCCAAAAATCCAGAGATACCTGCGCCAAGTGAAGTCATGAATGCGGCAGTCTTCGCCCCAGAAAGATTGAATTTTGCAGCTAGACCACTTATTCCCATGATTGCGCCTAAAGCGATAACTCCATCTTCAGTCAATCCAGTAATAGAATCCGAAAATCCTACTAAGGCTGTCTTTAAATGCGCAAAGTTTAAGTCAGCTCCTAGAGCTGAAGCTCCAGCTAAAAATGTATCGCCAAGTAATAGACCAGCTAAAAACGCTGTGATACCAATACCCATCAACCCCATCGCTTTTGGAACTTCAGTACTTCCACCAGCAAGCCCAACAATAGCTGCAGCACCTAAAAGTCCAGCTAGAACCGTGAGCGATTTCTCATCAATTGATAAGATCATATCCGAGAAACCAACAGCTACTGCTTTTAGTCCAGCAAAATTAACTGCATTCTCACCTGCAAGAGCAGTGACTCCTTTGAATAGAGCGTCACCGGCTAATAGTCCAGCAAAGAATGCGCTAATACCAAAGCCCATAGAGCCTAACCCTTTAGCGGCTCTTGTACCACCAACAGCGCTGACTGCCATAATTCCACCAAGAACAACAAATGATTCTGGATCCATGCTTGTAATAATGTCTGAAAAGCCCATAGCTGCTTTTTTCAGACCTTCATAATCCATTCCCTTTGTTTGTTGCAACCAATCAAGTCCGGCACTACCGGCGAGTAGCCCACCAAAGAAAGCAGGGATTGCAAGTCCCATTGCTACTATACCTTTAGCAGAGTTCATCATTCCAGCTCCTAGAGCTGCAAATCCCCCGCCAAGTCCGCCTAAGATACCACCAGCACCAATACCACCAGGAGCTGGAGCAGTTGTGCCTCTTCCAGCAATTCCACGAGTTCCACGAGATGATTCTCTTTGTGCTTCTAATTGAGATAAAGCTCGATCATCTTTATCTTTGACATAGTCAAAGTACGCCGATATTTTTGCTTCAATTCTTGTTGTTGAAGAATAAAGCGAATCACTAGTTGGACCCAGTTTTTGGCTTATCTCTTGTAAACTTGACATATTATCTTCCTGACATTAATTTTTGACGATCCATTTCGTCTCTCTGCCCTTTTAGGTCTTCAGTTAACATAATCAAATAAATTTCCCTCTCCCATGGCATCATATCTTCTACTTCTTTTAACGAATAGTGGTGGTTTTGAATTAGTTGATAATTTACCTTATAATAATTTTCAAGTGTATCATGAGAAAGGCTTATTAAAAAAAATCATTCAGTCCTCTTAGTGTTCGTGTATTTTCTTTACCGCATGCTTCACAATTCCAATGAATATCAGTTGTAAGAGCTGGCATGGTTTCAAGGAAAGAAATAATTGATCCAAGTTGATCTGTAGTAAGACTATCAACAAATTCAATTTTTTCTTCGTGTGTGTGGTCTTTAAATGTGATCTGCTCTTCAGCTGTAAGAACAGTGTCAATTGATGCCATAATTAATTCCATAATAGTTTCAGTTTGAGATCCAGAATTCTGTACTTGTAAAATTCTTTCATATGATGGATGGCTAACTTTCAAACTTATTTCTTCTGTCAATTGAATAATAGAATAAGTTTCTTCCACTTCACTTACTTTTGCTTCATCAATGTTTACTTCAACGTCTGATTGGTGGTTGCAATTTTCGTCTAAACATGCTGCTTTTAATTGAATATTTTCTCCAACAGATTTAGATCTAATCTTTGCAAATAAAAATTCAATATCATACATTGTCATGTGATGTGTTTTTACTTCACTATCAACACATGCTGTAATAATATCACTAACTGCTTCTACTACCTGCCGGGAATCTTGACTTTCCATTGCCATTAAAAGTAGTTTTTGTTCTTTGACTAAAAATGGCCGGTATCTTACCGGCATATTTCTCGATGGTAGATTTACAGTATACTTTGGTAATGCATTTAATTTAGGTAATGCCATTTCAATTCATCCTTTATAATTCAATGGGTTTCCAGTTTCTATAAGATAACTGTACATTTATTTCAACAATATTTTGGTTTTCATTAGCGTACCCAATCCCGTTTAAAGTTGTTGGATAAGCATATTCTAATTTAACTCCATAGACTTTTTTAGAATCCGCATCAGGTTGTAAAAACCCCATGTTGTTTTCTTCAGTCATTTCGCTATTTTTCGATAATTGATAAATGGATACATCTTTTGCATATCCATTTGGTCCATGAGAATATCCTAGTTCAAAAGTTTCTGGATTTACTGCTAAAGCCTGCCATGCTTCGAAATATTTTCTAACATAAAAGTCATTCAAACATAAGAAGGTAGCAGAAACATCGGCCACAGCATATCCATATGCCACTTTTTCTAAGTGCATTCCAATTAATCTATCATTTGATGTGATTTGTCTTCCAGGAATGTTGACGTCTTTACATAATACATTTAATTCGTCAATTCCATCAAACCCTGGAATTGCGGGAAGCTTAACTTCGAAAAGGTCAGCTAAAGCTATGCCACCTTTTTGCGATATTTTAGACTTAAGCTGATCGATAGAAAAAGCCATTAAATTGCCTTTCTGGAATCTCTATACACTTCACTCCTAGACCCTTTTTGGAAATCTGCTGTTGGTAAGAACGTAGCAATTTCCCATTCAGGTGCTGGAACAAGTGCAAGGCGACTTCTAATATGAGAAGTCAAATAATGTTTAACACACGGTTTATAATATTTAAATTTTGCCGCCGCTTTCATCATTCTGTAACTTACCATAAATCTAGTATCATCAGTGTATAATTTATTATTAGCTGTATCAATAAGAGCATCCAAAAATTTTGCTCTTAAGATTGGTGGCAGATAATGTAAATTCATTCCCAAAAATCCCCCTTCAGCTTTATCTAATACAATCACTAATGGAAAGCTATCATAATAAGATAATGTTTCTTTATGCTTTGGGTCATAGAAGAACATATACATTGATCCAATTACTTGCCTATTCTTTAATTGAATAGGCTCTTCTTTCATCAGCGCATTTCTATTGATATTGCCAAGAGTGCTGGCTTTACGTCGAAACCAATCCCGAGACTCTTGTGTTCTGGGAGTGATTCCTTTTCTAAATGCTTCTAATTCTAGTTTTTGAAATAAATTTGACATAAATCTATTTATTCTTCTTTCTCATAGGTTTCAATGGCTTAATTGTTTTCTTTGGGTTTGGTAATATGCCCATTGTTTTTAGGGTGTTCTCGGTCCATATCTGAAACTCATAACCATTGTCTAGAGCGTATTTTTGAGCAGCAGACCATTTATTCATATTCTTTACGTATGTCAATCCTTCATTAATATATCGTTTTGTTTTACGTCCATTGAATGATGGAGGCTTTGTTTCTTTGTCTGGTTTGATTTCAACTAAAATAGTCTTGCCATCTTTAAAAGCAATTTTAAGATCCATAAAATATCTATGGTAGCGTTTATCCACTTCATAGAAATATGGAATAACAGTTTCCTCACTTGACCAATGTTTTATTTTTGGATTATCATCACACCATTTAAAACATTGTCTTTCCCACATAGACCTAAAAACTACATTATCAGGATCACCTTTATATTTC